GTTATTAAAGGCCCCCTCAAGGGGCCTTTTCTCTTTCCCGCCAAGGGAAGGACGGGAAGGGGGGGAGTCGGTGGGGGGAAACCCCCCGACCAAATGGCTTGAGGAGGTCGGCGCATGCAGGCAGACGGTTCGACGCAGGAGAGAGGAAGCCGATACGCCCGGTATCACCGCAGAGCACTTGTGTCGGGGAAACAGGGTTTCCCCCACCCGACAGTCCAAAATCAAAAAAGGTTTTTTGCACAAAAAAAACATTATATATCACTATAGAAACGTTTCGTAGTTTCTAAAACTGGTTGCCCAGAATGGGAAACCGTCCCAGGGAAGGGCAGCAAAGTAATCTACTTGATTTACTTTGCTAAGTGACACTATTGTCACTATCATTGTGTTATGAAAAATTCAAACACAAAAAAGGAGACTCCTGCACCAGGTGCGGAAGCTCCACAGACCAACGGTCAAGAAAAAGTAGTATTCGATCTCGACACTACTCGCAAGTATCTCCGGCGCGATCTCGCCGGGGCTATCGCTCTACTCAACGCTATACATTCTGACCCCGATCTTATCGAACAGATGGCGGTCTTTATGTATGGTCGCCTCACTAATCACCAGGCTAAGCAAATGCACGTCGATGACCAATTGAAACAGCAGTAACATGTGGGGTGCTATTATTGCCTCGGTCATATCTACCATTGCAGCAATGGTTATGGCCAATCAACAGGAAAAGTCTAACATTGAATTAGCAGATCATCAAAACGCCATGAATCAAAACTTCTTGGCTCAACAGAATGAGTATAATACTCCTGCTTCTCAAATCAGACGCTTTCAGTCAGCTGGTCTTAATCCTAACCTTATCTACGGTCAGGGTTCTCCAGGTAATCAATCAGCTTCCCTTTCTTATCCTGATGTTCGTCCTACTGATCTCGGTGGTATTACACAGCAGATATCAAATGCCTACCCTCAGATTCAACAGGCTCGACTTGTGGACTCTCAGATCAATGCGCAAAATGCTGCTACACGGCAGAAGTATGCCCAGACAGAGTTAACAAAACTTCAGGCTCAGGTACTCGAAAAAAATCCCGCTCTTGATGACGCTGGATATAAAGCTATGATAGATGGTTTGAAGGCTGCAGCTGAATTAAAAAAAGAACAGGTTCGGTCAACTTCTATCAAAAACTTTGTCGATGACTCTACGGCTGTAGATAGAATTGTTAAGGTGTGGAACGAGGTTAAACAACTCGATCAAAGGTTTGAACTCAATAAGCTTGATCTAAAGTTGAAAGCTGAAGTTCTTAAATCAAAAGAATTCCAGAATGCTGTTCTGGAAGTTCAGAAAAAGTTTATGACTGATGGAGATATTACCCCTCAGCATATTCTCCAGTTTGTTCAACTACTCTTAATGAAATCATTATGAAGCGCAGGTATGGAAAAAAACGCAACTTCAAAAGAGGTCGCGGGAAGTCAAATCGCACTTACAAAATTCAACGCGGTGGCGGCCGACTCTAAATGAAAAGGTTCCTATGGTGTTGCGCTGTGATGCGCAAGTATTATGACAATATTCAAGGACCCAGGAAGAAACAACTTCTTTGTCTCTTGATGTTTGATCCGCCACGCGATCCGGTTATAGGTAAACGCTATTGATTATGCAGTGTCTAACGCCACGCTATTTGTCAAAACAGGATATGGTAGTTCCATGTGGTTCCTGTTCGTTCTGTGCAGCTACTCGGCGCTCCGATTGGGCTACACGGTTACATTATGAAGGTCTATTACATCTTGATAAAAAGTTCATCACTTTAACTTATGCAAATCCGCATCTTACGTGGAATCACGGACATCCTCAGCTGGTCAAATCCGACCTACAAAAGTGGTTTAAAAGGGTCCGCAAACTTGGTTACACAATCCGCTATTATGGTGTTGGTGAGTATGGTTCAACTACTTTCCGGCCTCATTATCACGTGTTGTTATTCGGGCCTGTTCCTGATGACGTTATTCGTTCCTCCTGGCCCTTGGGTCAAGTACACATTGGTAGTGTTACACAGGCTTCGATTAACTATTGTTTGGGTTACATGGTGAATAAGAATTGGAAACATCTTCATAACAGGGTGCCTCCTTTCTCCTTGATGTCTCGCAAACCCGGACTTGGTGCAAATTATCTCACGCCCTCGATGCTTGAGTGGCACAAATCAGGTAGAAAAAATTACACTGTGGTGGATGGCGTTCAACGCCACCTACCACGGTATTACAAAACTAAAATCTTCAGTAAAATCGATCTCGTACGCATAGCCGTTCGCGATCAAAAAGAACTATTCAATCGCATGGTGAAATGGATACGCGAGCCACACCAGATGCGTTTAAAAAATCCTCTTGCTTATCGACGAGAGCAAGAGCTCCGGCTCGCGAAAAAAATTCGTCTTACATCTAAACAGAACTTAACAATTTAATTATGGGAAAGTACGGTGGTTTTAGTTCCGTCCAGCTGGTGAAACCCCAGCGGTCTCAATTCGATCTCTCACACTACAAGAGATCATCAACTCGTGCCGGAAGGCTTACACCTGTGTTTATTTCAGAAGCTATACCAGGTGATACCTTTCATGGTTCCTCAGAGATTCTCGTTCGTCTCGCTCCACTCCTGGCGCCGATCTACGACACTCTGACTCTTTTTGTACACTTTTTCTTTGTCCCTAATCGTCTCCTTTGGGCTGAATGGGAGACGTTCATTACAGGCGGACGCCTGGGTGTTGGTGTCGATCCTATTTCGGCGCCCATTCCGCCTTACTATAATATCGCGGGTATTCTTGACAACACTACGTTGTTGAATAAATCCGGTCTCCTCGATTATCTCGGTGTTCCTATCATTCCCGATTTACCAGGGTACACGGTGCCTTCTCAGTATGCAGGGTTAACGTTGGATGCTATGCCAGCTCTTGCTTTCTCTAAGGTTTGGATGGATTACTATCGTGATCGCAACTTTGTTGCTGATGACTTCATGGAATTTCCTGTACCTTCTGGAGAGCTTACAGACTACGAGTATATTACTATCCGTAATCGTGCTTATCTCCAGGATTACTTTACATCCGCACTGCCATTTACGCAACGCGGTATAGAGGTACTTATGCCATTGGCTGGCACAGGTTCGGTTACTTACCTGGAATCTTCTAATTGGTACCAGGCTAACGGTGCCGATGCGTCAGCTGGCGCCGTCGATCTCGCTTCGGTTACTCCTCCGACCAGGACGGTCATGCAGGACGATGCAAACGAACCGTTACGCGTCGAAAATATCGACGAGGTTCAACTCACTGCTTCATCTGTAGGTATTAATGACTTTAGAACTGCTTATGCTTTACAAGTATGGTATGAACGCAACGCTGTGGGCGGTTCGCGTTACAATGAATCTACTCTTGCCCATTTCGGTGTGCGCATACAGGATCAGAGGCTACAAAGGGCCGAATACCTTGCTGGTGGACGTATCAACATTAAGGTTTCGGAAATCGTATCCACGGCTTACTCAGAAGATGGTACGGCTACTGTACCTCTTGCAAATCTTGCCGGTCACGGTATCGCTTATGGCAATACTAATCGATTCCATTATTTTTGCCCTGAACATGGCTTTATTATCGGCATTGCTTCGATAATGAATGAACCGTCTTATCACCAGGGTTTACCTCGCATGTTTCGTCGTCGTACGTTCCTGGATTATCCTTGGCCTACATTCGCCAAGCTCGGTGAACAGCAGATTGATAAAGCGGAGCTCTTTGCATCCGCTGTTAATCTTACTGAGGACAGTGCCGGGTTACTTCCTCTCTTCGGTTATCAGTCTAGGTATGCAGATTGGAAAGTTATTCATTCAACCAATCACGGTGACTTCCATGATACCTTGTTATTCTGGACTATGACTCGTGTCTTCAGCTCCTCGCCTACACTTGGTGATACCTTCACTACATTCGATGATTCAACTCAAAATCGAATTTTCGTTCTTAATGGCGAGGGAGACAATTTCTGGTTAATGGTACGCAATCAGTGTTCGGTTCGCAGGGCTTTGCCTTATTTCGCTACTCCGAACACTTTAAACTTCCAGTAGTATGATACGCTTATATCCTAGTGTTACCGTTGTAGGACAGGATTTTAGCAAGGCTAAAATCTACACTAAGCCTATGCAAGCTCTCACTCTCAGACAGATCATTGAGCGATTTACTCGCGGTGAAAAACTCCCTATTGAAAAACAGGGTATATACGCAGAGAACTTCGGTGATCTTGAAAAAATGGTTCGCGCAGATCTTTACGATCGCGACGAGTATTCCAGAAGAATGTGGGATGCCTTGTCTAAGGCTGATAAAACAATTAAAGACAGACAGAAGCCGGTGGAGAGTCCCCCTCCGGCGCCCGCCCCCTCAGGGGCCGTGACAGGTAGCGCCGGTTCGGGACAGGCTCCGCCGGCTTCGACCAGCTAGATGCGTCACTATCGCGCGCGGCCCACTGGCGCGCGTGCTACTACCAGTAGACTAAACGTGGTAAATATCAATTTATCGCGTTATTAAAGGCCCCCTCAAGGGGCCTTTTCTCTTTCCCGCCAAGGGAAGGACGGGAAGGGGGGGAGTCGGTGGGGGGAAACCCCCCGACCAAATGGCTTGAGGAGGTCGGCGCATGCAGG